GTTGATGTTGACAGTGAAATCTTTGAAACCGATGCGCAGCAGAGCGCGAGTGGTCACATCAATCAGCTCCACCTCGGCATTGGGGGAAGAATCGCCCAGAATGTCGATATCACACTGCACAAACTCGCGCAGGCGGCCCCCCTTCCGGGGGTCCGCCCGGGGGGCCGGGGGGCCCCGACTGGTCCGAAGGGGGACAAAGGAGACGCTTTCACCTATGCTGACTTTACATCTGACCAGTTGGCTGCATTAAAAGGGGCAAAAGGTGATACTGGTGCAACTGGTCCGCAGGGACCTAAGGGAGATACAGGTGCGACTGGTGCAAAGGGAGATACTGGAACCACAGGCCCACAGGGGCCGCAGGGACCAGCAGGTGCAGACGGTAAGACGCCGACCTTTGAGATACGGAGTGGCCACCTGTACGCAATCTTTGAGTAAGGAGGAACCTGCATGTGACAGAATGGGAAGTATTTGGTGTTATTGCTGCTCTAGTGGCCTTTGCAATATCCATAGGGACACCAATAGTAAAGCTTAACACATCTATCACCCGGTTAATTGACAGACTCAATATGCTGGATGAGGGAATGGAAGAGCTGACAGAGAAAAATCACAAATCTCATGAGCGGATATGGGCGCATAACGAGGAGCAGGATGAAAAATTGAATGACCATGAGACGAGAATACAGATATTAGAAAGGAAGGAATAATCATGGATTTAAGCTTTTTGACAAACTATATCAACCCGGTAATATTGGGAATCTGCCTGTTGGTGGGCTATGTGATTAAGACCGCGATACCGGCGATCAAAAACAGGTATATACCACTTGCAGCCCTGGCAATGGGCACTATAATTGCAATCCTCATCAATATGAGCAGCGGCATTAATGCAGAGGTAATTCTTGGCGGCATGATATCAGGCCTGGCAAGTACGGGCCTGTACGAGATGCTGCGGAACCTGATAAGCAAGGATGGCAAAAAGGAGACAGATAGACCAGGACCGGAGGGCGAATAATCGCTCTCTTTTAATTTGCGCCGGCGCAACTAACGGGGAAAGGAGTAACACATGACGAAAACAGAGGCAATCAATGAGATGATTCAGACCGCAAAAGCAGAGGTTGGGTACCTGGAAAAGAACAGTAACAGCAACTTAGACAGCAAGACTGGAAATGCTGGCAGTAACAATTACACCAAATACTGGCGTGACATTATGCCATCTTACCAGGGTCAGCCTTGGTGTGCCGCATTTGTGTCCTGGGTATTGATGCAGGCGTTTGGGCAGGCCAACGCCAAAAAGCTGTTGAAACACTGGCCCTATGTATATGTACCCACGCTGGCCGGGAATTTTACCAACTATGCCAATCCGCAGGTCGGTGATATTGTGATGTTTAAGCATGGAGGGATATTTACCCATACAGGCATTGTAACTGGCGTCAATGGGGACTATTTTACCACAATTGAGGGCAATACCAGCGGCGGCAGCTCTATTATTGACAATGGCGGTGGAGTGTGCAGTAAAGGGTATTATAATAGCAATCTGCCTGGGACAAAGTTTGCAAGGCTTGATTGGAGTATTGTAGCTGGACAGGCCTCTTCTGGCACATCCACTGCGGCAGACATTGCAATCAGTATGGGGGCAAAAGGCCTTACGATCACGGGTAATAACCTCAATGTCAGGAGAGAGCCGGGCGGTCAGATCATTGGTGAACTGAACAAAGGTGACCGCATCGGATGCGATAAGCGCCGCTGGGTAGGCAGTACGTGCTGGTTCCACTACGCGGATGGCTGGGTGTCAGGAGATTACCTGGACGGCTGGATCTGCGAGGCAGGGAAGTGGTGGTATATTACCGCCGGTTATAAGTACCCGAAGAGTGCATGGAAGCAGATCGGCGGTGCCTGGTACTATTTTGACGCAAACGGCTGGATGATGACCGGCTGGATACAGGATAATAAAAAGTGGTATTATCTGAAATCATCTGGAGCAATGGCGGCAGATGAGCTGGTGCGTACCGGCGGCAAGGTCTACTACGTGGACAAGAACGGCAAAATGTGCTATACTGATAAAACAGGAGCACTACTGTAACTATCACGCACAGAGGGCAACTGTAAAACGCTGTAAGGCTCCGGGTCTCCCGCCGGGGCCTTTTTATTGCCATAAATAAAGAGACTATACATAAAGTATAGCCTCTAGACAAAGAAGGAAATGGTGGAAGTATTACCAGTTTTTTCAATAATAACGCTTGGAAGCTCTGATGTCAAGTAAAAAACGGCCGACACCATTACAGTGCCGGCCGTTCTGCGACGAAAAAGAATATTCATACCTCTGGTTGCAAATAAATGATACAACATAATTGGGATTAGAGCAATAGATAATTGTGGACAGTTTTCGACATTACGCCAACATATGTCGTTTGTATCTATATCCTATGGGACGTTCCTCTGGATATGCCTTGTAATATAGGTACAGGGCATACTGTACGGATACGCTGCCGTGTGCGGGTAACTCAGGGTTCTTCTTCAATGCCGCACTATATAATAAGTAGGCATCGTGATTCTCAAAAATAATATTCTCTTTCATTCATGCAACCTTCTTTCAAAAAAACAGAACATTTGTTTGTTATATACTTAATTATACGAACGTATATTCTGTTTGTCAACTGTATAAAATCACCATTGACAGATATCGCAAAATACTATAAAATACCTAATGTATCAATTTCGTATCACGAGATTCTTGCAAACCCAGCATTTATGCGGTTCCGTGGCAGTTAGGTAACATGACTTTTAATCAAGTTGTCCGGGGTTCGAATCCCCGATGCTTCACTACTTTAAAAATGGCTTAAACCCAGTATTTATAAGGGTTTGAGCCATTTTTGGTTGTCTATAATTGCCTTCCTATGACTGTCCATAAATGGCATTTAAATGTATCATTTTGGTGTCATGGAAGAGGTAATGTATCATTTTCGTATCACATCTCAAAGGCTTTGTCTGCCGCTCCGGCAGCGTCTTCCTTATCCAGTACAATATGGTTATACACCTCCATGACCATCCTCTCAGTATCCCCCAACATCTCGGCAATCTTTTTGATGGAGATCATTGGTATCTGGTAGCAGAGGTTGGTGCAGTAATTGTGCCTGAATACATGGGCTGTAAGACCTGTTATAGGCTCCTCAGAGACCGCCTGCATGGCTTTGATGATACGTGCCCACATCTTATCATAACTGCTCTTTGTGATCGGCTGACCATTGCGCATGACAAAGAGCTGGGTGCGCTTTAGTGATTTGACATAAGCCTCAATGACCGGGAAAACTACTGCCGGTATAGGCACGGTCCTGTATCCATTATCTGTCTTTGGGCCTTTGGGTGCAGGCTTGTCATTTACAAATTTTATAGCTTTGTTTACAGTCAATGTGTGCCGCTTGAGGTCTACATCAAATTTGGTGAGGGGCAGGGATTCTCCGCGTCGGAGACCGCAGCCATATAAGATATACACAAATGCCCGGTCTTGTGTGGATAACTCAGCCGCAAACAGAGCTTTTTGTTCATAACTGGTCAGTGGCCGCTTTTCTGTCGGCTTATACTTGATTACATCCATATTGGCAAAGATATCCTCCATGACGTTAGCGGCAAAGAGCCGATCAGAGACAGCGGAGCGCAACACTTGCTTAAATGTGAGCTGGATTTGCTGCTGAGTGCGCTTTTTATCACTGGTGCTGGTCATTAGCATCTGATAATGCACTCTGCCTATGTCTTGCAGCTTGACGCCTTTTAAAATCACAAAATGTTTATCTATGATATTTTTGTACATTGCCTGAGTGTTGCTCTCTTTACCGGCCTTGTACACCTGCAACCACGCCTTGGCGTAATCTAAAAAGGTTACGTCTGATATACGCAAGTGTTTGCGCATCTCCACATCCTGGGCAAGCTGATTGACCTTGTTTTCGAGGTCTTTACTACTCTTCTTCGACCGCAGCATGATGTAATGTTTTGTGCCGTCATCATTGTAACCACCGTCCCAGACGCGTGTCTGGAAGTATCCGTTTTTCTGCTTGGTATATTTTGCTTTTGCCATGATATCATCCTCCTTGTGGTAAAAATAGGTGCAAAAAAGACAGATGGTCTCTTGCCACCTGTCACCGAAGATGATACAATATAGGTGCGAATCTATATGTATATCTCTCCGGAGATATGGCCGTCCTGGTGCTGGTAACACTGGGGCGGTTTTTACTATTTGACATTTTCGTATATTTTGCTATAATATACTTAACAAGAGAACCGTTGGCCAGCGTACACCTGACCGCCGGGAAAATAAGTGTTATAAAAATAGCGCCTTACTTTACCAGAGCAGGGGCGCTATTTTTTGCGTTTTGTAAGCGTCACAACAAGAGTAATGACAGCGCAAAGCATAATCACAAATGTGAATAATTCATCATATGTAACCATCAGCACCAGCCTCCTTTCTTTCGTCCGGCGGCTGACATAACACCCCAACGGTTCCCTGGGTAAGTATATTATATTGTCATGGTGCGGTGTAAGATCGTGACTTTTACTCAATTTTGAGTATTATTCCTTGTCTTTTCGACCTTAGCTTTGCTACCCAGATATGGGAAGCAAGCGACCTTTGAGCAGTTAGTCTTTTTTGACTAATAGATTAATTCCATTCAGAATCATCATTCATGATATCGTCATCATGTTTCTTCATTTCTTCGGTAACTTCTATATCGGCACGCTCGTGGGCAGCGTTTAATGCAGAAGTCTGGTGAGAGGTGTCTTCTTTGCGGTATTCGGGAATCTTAGTAAGCATTTCTACTTGTTCTATGGCTTTGTCTTGGCCCTTGTCATTCAGTTGTTGACCGAGTGCGTCTATCGTATTAAGGAATGCGAGTTCTTTTTGCTCTTGTTCACGTTCTCGCTGTTGTTCAGGGGTGGGCTTTCCTGCGGGAATGTGTATTTTCCCGTCGGGAATGCTTGTTATTGCGTCCATATATTGATTATTGTTAAATTTTTCGTTTTCTTTGTATTCTTCGCCGTGCACGGAATCCACAAAACAATAAAAATAAGGCTCGCCGTTCGAAGCATAACCATAGCTTAGTTGCAAAGC